ATATCATTTATATTAACATCATCTACAACAATAGATTCAAATAATTTATCCAATACTATACCTTTTTTAATAAGATTTTGATTAGAAAGAATATCTTCTTCTTTTGCAGTCATGTGTTTAATAGTAATTTGACCAGATGCTAATGGATGGTCTTTTGGGTAAACTAACCCTTTTGATGGAAGGTCTAATACTTCCGTTGGAAAATCATATTGTTTTTCACTCATAACGTCTATTTTTTGTTTGTATATATAAATACATAAATTTTAAAAAGTTGGAAATAAAAAACCCCCACCATTTCTGATGAGGGTTGTCCTTCGGTAGCTTCCGTAAGGAATATTTTTAGAATTCTAAGATTGCGTAATCATAAGATAGTGTTAATTCGATTGTTGCAGGTTCATTAGAATCAAATGCAACATCACCAAAGTTTGCTTGGTTGATAAATGCACCTTTTAATTTCCACTGCTCAATCTTATCACCCACAGGTCCTAACATATAAAAATCAATGTCTTTTTTGTAGAACTCTGCGTATCCATCTCTACCAGTAATAGATTCATGTGATAAACGAATCCATTCCATTACACCTTGTGCTGCTGATGGAACAATTGGGTCATACAGAGTGAGAGTAATATCTTGCCACTCACCTTTACCCTTCAACTTTCTTTTTACGTTGATATGGTCTAATGTTACTACTTCAAATTGAATAGTAGGTCTATTAGCCGCTTTTACAAGATATGCAGGTAATCCAACTTCGCCGAATTCCATCACATACCTATTTTTCATCTTAGGTTCGAAGTTCGTATAGAACATCTTATCAAACTCTAGTATTTCTGCCATTTTATTGTTCCTTTATTTTATTAATAAATATCTCTTTGTTACGTTTTTATATTATGCTGAGAAACTTGCTCCGGTTGGTAAGATGTTGAAATCTATTACGATAAATTCCGCTGTCTTAGCCGGTTGTAAGAAAATTTGTCCTGCTAATATGTTTCTATCAATTACATCAGGTGTATTGTTTGATTCATCCATTACAACTCTAAATGCGTATAAACCTTGTCTTTGTTGAACTGCCTCTAAATAAGGATTCACAGTGTTTAAGAATCTTGCTCTAGTTGTTGCGGTGTTTTGTTCGAACACTAAGAATCTAGAAGTAGATGCGATGAATTTCTTAACAGTGATAAGTAATCTTCTAACATTGATTCTATCTAAAGCAGATGCTTTATCTTGCAATGTTTTCTGTCCAAATGCCACAATACCTTGTCCAGGGAATGCCGCAATTGGGTTTACTTTGTTCTCATATAGAGTATCTCTTTCAGCGTGTGTTAATCTATTCAATACACTAACCGCTCCGGTGATACCACCTCTATTCAAACCTGCAGGTGCAAACCACTCAGCCGCTAATCTATCGTTTTGTGCGAATACCGCTGGTAGTAATACTGAAGGTGGAACAGTTGTAAGTTTATTTGTATTTGTATCAATTGTTTTAACCCAAGGATAGTAAGTAGCTACATAGTTCGAATCTACTGAATTTGCCGCTTCGGTTGCTTCAGTAATTGAATCAGTATAGTTGTTAAAATCAGCAATGTAGAATGCATCTTGTCTATCTTCAACCATATCAATTACTCTTTGAGTAACCGATGGGTGAATACTTTTAACAATACCAGGAGTTACTACCATATTGATATCCCACTCATCTGGGTTAGATACAGCGTTTATTGCTCTGGTGTATGATAATGAACCACCTGCAATTGCAGAAGAACAATTAAATCCTTGTGTATTCGCCGCACCCCATTCTGCATCACCAGCTTTAGCCGCTTTTGTAGTTGGGTTCATACCATCGTATCCAGATTGGAAAGCCAATACAAATTGTCTTTTAGCCATATCAGATGATGCAGAACCTGTCATTTCGAATGTTAATCCTAAAGAACTATTATCGAAAGCAAAATCTACGTTAGCACCAACTCCAACACCCAAAGGTAATGGTTTTAAATATTGTTTGTTATCAGTAGATACACCTGTCTTTTCAAAATCAAATCCAGAGAAATTCAATGGAGATGATGATGTGTTATTAACAGAACCGGTTGTATATACAACTGCTGGAACTTTTGATGCATCTAAAGTAACTAACGCAATTGGATTAAAATATGCAGAGTGTCCAAATGGAGCTGCTGATACAGGATATGCACCCGCTTCCTTAACTTCTACTCTAATATATTTTGACCTAGCTACATAGTCACCATTTTCAGTAATTTTACCGTCAGAATCGATAGTTAAATATCTATCACCAATTCTTCTAGCAATATAATTAGGAGATGCAGGGTCTAAGTTTACATTATTGAATGTTTCAATAACAGCTTTTCTTCTATCAGTATCAACAAAACTTCTAATACTTACAGTAAATGTTGCGTAATCAGTTGCACCATCTTCACCTGCTGCTTTTACATTCGAAATACCAATTTTGTATTTAGTGTTGTAGTTAGTACCATGTCCTAATGTTGCAAAACGGAAAAGTTCGTATCTATCACCACTTATATCTTGAGATTTAACCCAAGGAGTAAATGCTTCAGAATATGCAGGAACTAATGTATCTCCCGTATAATCTTGGTCAGGTAATTCTTTAACTTCAAATGATGCCGAAGCCTCTGCTGCACACACCAATGATGCTGAATTTTCAAAGTAGATAAATGAATAACTTTTCTTAGATGTACTCGCTTGTGATACAATTGGAGAAGTACCAAATACATCGGAAATATCATTTATATCAGCTGGATTCAATGATGCAGAAATTGCTACCGCTGAACCAGATAGTAGGTTAGAATCCAATCCACCAAATAGTATAAATTTACCCAATGAATTAAATGCACTAGCACTAGCCGCAGTTACTGTATCGAATCCAACATCTTGTGCTCCTAAATTGGTATTATATAATACACCAATTAATTTTTGAGTTGAACCAGATGGTGTAGCAAAAAGACCTAAAGCCTTAGATTGCTCATACCCACCAACTCCAGCTACTCTTACAATAGTTGCCGAACCAGCTTCTCTTAAATAATTTTGTACTGAATATTCAGTATAATAAGTTCCATCAGGTGTTCCGAAGATATCTTCAAATTCTGATTGTGTTCTCACGATAGTAGGAACAAACGCAGGTCCTTGTTTAAAAGGTCCTATAAATGCTGCTCCAATTTCCCCTACCCCTTGTGCTATAAATGATAGGTCATTTTCTCTTGTGAATACACCAGGTGATACGATTCTTTCTGCCATTTTATTTCTCCAATTAGATTTTTGTTATAAATTGTATTCTGTCAAAAATACACGTATAAATATAAATAAAAAACTCAAAACACAATTTTATAATAGAAAGTGTTTTGAGTTCTTACATTTTTTATTTTATACATTTTAATCAGCAGAAGCTGCATATAATGCTTCACCTGCCAATGGGTCTGGTGTAACAGAACTTCCCGATGTTGGTGACCAAGGTAAATCATGTTCGGTAACTACCTGAACATTATACTTTTTGGCATCAATTTCTTTTTGGATTCTACCATGTATATGGTCCCAATAGTTTGTTGTTGGATTAGAACCACTTACCGTAGTTTTTACCCATGCCAAAACTTGTTCTTCGGTCAATTCGTTATATTCAGTAAAGTTGTCAATATCAACATCAACAGGTCTAAATGGAGTTGCTCCACTAAATGACCCTTCAAACCCATCTTCATCCGTAAGTGTGACTTTCCAAGTTGTTCCGATTATTACACCAGAAAGGTCACCATAATTTTGTTTTCTTAGGCCTTTTAGTTCCCAATGTTCAGTATATCCCATAATATAATTGTTTTCTATAAATATATTTATTTTGAAAAATAACTTATTGATTGTGTAATTTTAATATCTTACCAACAATTTCTTTTAATTCAGCAATTTCTTTCGATTGTGATTCAATAATTACCTGTTGTTCTTTAACCGATTGTATAAGTACAGGAACAATTTTTTCTAATTGTACAGTCTTATAGTTTTGTCCGGATATCGATTTACCATCGGCAAGTGCATCAAATGGAGCTGGTTTAATAGCTTGTGGTATTACCTTTTCAACTTCTTGTGCAATAACACCAATATCATGTCTATCTTCCGGATAGAATCCTAATTCATCAACAATTGGTTTCCAATCAAAGTAAACACCTCTCAATCGTTTCAACATTCCTAATGCATCCCCAATTGTAGTAATATTTTCTTTCAATCTTTCATCAGATGAATACGCAACTACGTTACCAGCTGCATACATATTACCCGATGGGTCTAATTGCCATCTATTAGCACTCATTGACCATCCACCGATACGAATTACGTTATCGTTATCAAGTCCCATATTGGTTGCAAATACACCATATTTGTGCCAAGAGAAGAATGCAGATAAGTTACTATTCGCACAAGCTTGTAGGTTAGCGGTATTCGTATCACCCGCACGGCTCGCTCTATCAGTTACGAATTGGAATTGGTTGTTTGGTTGTGAAAATCCTCCATTACAGTTTACATATCCCAATCTAGAATCTGCAGAACCACCGCTACCAAAATAGTATCCAGTATTATCTATATCATAGTATATTCGTGCTTGAATAGCTCCGGTTAATAACGTATCGTTACCGGTGTGCCAGTTTAAATACAATGGATAACCCGCTCTCGCATCGATGTGTAAGTTACCATTCGATGTGAATATAGTAGCCCAGCTATCAACATAGTTATTTGTACCAACTCTTAAATAAGCTCCCCACCACCAGTTAGGTCCATGTAAAGTACCACCTCT